ACCTTACTGGGTCTAAAATACTTGCCAGGGTGGGTCAAATTAGTGTGGCTTTTCCAACTTAAATGGTTTAAGGGCTATCCTTTTACATTCGGAGTATATGCAGCAGGTGGCAGTTCTATCCTCTTAGGCAGAGACGGTGCGCCAGAGAAGTTTATCAGCCTATCAGACCAGGGCGTTTGGAATATTCCACTGAAAGAAAGTGAACACACGGCTAAGAACTTCTACCTAATCAGTGACAGCACAGGAGGACTGCGAGAGGTTAACTTTGACAGAACATTTGATTTAACCTTCCGTTTCCAATATGTAGGTGATGGAAAGAAAACCGATAAGGTGCGCATTGAGGTTGTAGACGGCTACGACGAAGGCTATTACTTGCGGTGGATAAACAGACATGGCTTCTATTGCTACTATCTGTTTAAGGCAGGCGAGCAAAGCAGAAAGGTGTCAAGCGATAGTGCTTTCTTGCGCAATAACCTACTCTCTTATGATATGACATACGGATATGAGGGCGGTGCAGGTCGTATGCAGTCAATGAAGCGTGAGGATAGCCTGCCTATCTGTGCGCCACTGGTGGATAGCGAAACATGGGATATGCTGTTTGATGTGACTACAAGCCCTATCGTGGATATGTTTGTAGGCTATGAGGGCGGTGTTCCGAAGTGGGTATCGGTGAATGTCGTTGCAGCGTCATATACGAAGGGTGGCGCACCGCTGCAAGACTTTATATGTAGTATTGCCCTTCCAGAGGTTGAGATACAAAAGTTATAAGCGATGAAGAACGAAAGATTATATATCGACGGTGAGCTGGTAGATATTGACGGCAGCACACAGATTACGATGTCAATTAAAAGTAATCTGTTCCGTGATGTGTCTAAGATAGTATCTAATAGCACGTACACGGTGAAGCTACCTAAGACCGTGCGGAATCAGAAGATACTTCTGCACGTTGACTTAGTGCAGAACACAAGTATCTACGCTTATAGATTGCATAAGGCACGCTATTTCCGCAATGGCGTGGAGTTAATCAAGGATGGACGTGTTAGCGTGTTACAAGTCACAGACGAAGCCATAGAGGTATCTATCGTGTGGGGGTTGTTCTCACAGTTTAGCAGTCTAATAAGTAAGGGAACGGCATTAAACGACCTTAAGAGCAACGATAAGATACTTTACAATCTTGCTAATGAGGTTAATCGGTTCGAGGATGTAAAAGAAAAGCCGTACTTCTACGCAGGTTATAACGTGTGGAAATACGAGGATGAGGAGGATATGACATGGCGCACTGATTCAAGTATGATTTCACCAGGTAACAATAATAGGGAGAGACAAAAGGAAACATGGTTTGAATATGCAATGCGATTTAAAGGGGAGTATTCACCAGACAAAAAAGGCGAGCCTTACCTTCACCCTGTAGTACGTGTTCCATTCGTGCTATCTCTCATCAAGTCGCAGACTGGTATAGACTTTCAATTTCACGAGGAAGCGAAAGAGTATATCAATACGCTTGTGTTACCACTAATCAATCGCAAGTCTAACGATTTAACCTCAGAAGGTGCATTCGGAGCAACATTTGAACCTATGGCTATGCAGTCGGGACAGATGTCACTAAATGTGACAGACGAGAGTAGCGTGTTAAGTGGTCAGAGAGGAAACAAGATTACATCTATCGCTGTGACTACTGATGCTACGTTAATCTTCGACATAAAGGCTGAATGGTCTTTTGAACTTGGTGGCAAAGTTAAGCCTGTCGGACGTAGTGGTGGTATCGGAGGAGACACAGATCGGTTTAATTTCCAAAGGGGCTGCCTATTGCGAATGACGATAACAAAGGGAGCAGAACACGAAACATACGATATGGGTACCGAAAGAGAACCGTTCTCATTCACTGTGCCAAGAGGTTACAGAGGTGTGTGTCGATTCACCAATAGCGGATATGGAAAGATTGAGGTTGTGAAAGGAAGTACCATTACTTTTGAATGGATAGACGTAACACACTTTCCTAATATGCAGGTCATAGGTGGGACGATTAAGGCAACACTTTCTAAGGGCGAGAATGTTCCAGATGGTGGTTATTTTCCTATTGCATATAATCTTCCAAAGATAAAGGTCATTGATTTTGTGAAGTTCTTAACCGCTATCACTGGCTCTTTCCCATTACAGATAACGGAAGATGGTATCGTTAGACTTGTAACACTTTCTACGATTTGGAAGCGCAGGGATGAGGCTGTCGATTGGACGAACAAGATAATAGCACCTGCAAGCGAAAATAAGCCATCAGAACTTAACTATAAGGTTGAGGACTACGGACAACACAACCACTATAAGTGGAAGGAAGATGACACCGTGAAAGGTCACTATGATGGTGATTTGCGTATCGATAATGAGACACTCGATATCGAAAAGGTGATGTATGAGTTTCCTTTTGCTGCTACGGACGGAGACGCCGTGCCTATGTATAAGATTGAAAAGGCAAAGAAAAGCGGTGATGGTTCGGCATTCACTGGGAACAGAGGCGAGGATAAGGACGAGATTACGAAAACAAAAGAGCCGCCTTATAGTGCTTGTAAGGATAGGATATTACGGTTACGTAAGGATAGCAATGGTTTAGCTGTCGCTTACTTCGATATCTATATGCAGGACATCTTGGATGAGAAGTACCGTGATATGATACGCACATTGCAGCAACCAAAAGTCATCAAGGAGAAAGTGAAAATGAGAGATTTGGAGATATTGCGGTTTGACGAAACACGACCTATATATCTTGCGCAGTATGGAGCGTATTTCGCAGCCACCGAGATAAGGGTAACAAATAGCGACACGGCAGATGTTACGATGCTACAATTAACGTTTGAATAAAGGAGATAAGACTATGACAGGAACAGATGAGGAACAGATACTGGGTATCAAGGTAAGGTATGAAGATGCTATCTACGGCATCATGCAATACAAGGAAAAACTTGCAGACCTTTCAGCGGCACAGAAGCAATTAAAAAAAGACTTCGAGGACGGAAAGATAGGCGGCGAGGAGTTTAAGACTACTATTGCCGCTATGGACGAGCAAGCAAAGGCACACAAGGCTACTATTAGAGAATTATCTAAGGAGGTGCAGAATAATATCAAGGTAGAGCGTGATCAAGAAGGCTCGTTAAAGTCTCTACGTGCGCAGTTAAGCAATGCTACAAGAGATTATGATGCAATGTCAAAGGCAGAGCGCAATGGAGCAAAGGGGCAAGAGTTGAAGAAGCATATCAATGAGATTACTAACGAACTGAAAGAAGCGGAAGAAGGTACACAGAGGTTCTATCGTAATGTCGGTAACTACGAGGAGGCTATCAAGTCGGCACTCGGAGTAAATAGCAATTTTGCCAACTCTATCATGCAAATGTCCTCAGGCGGTAAAGGCTTATCAGGTATCTTCGATGGTGCTATCGGTAGCGCAAAGGCGTTTGGGTCAACATTGATGGGTTTCATGACAAACCCAGTATTCCTTTCTCTTGCAGGCATTGCTGGAGCAGGTGTAGCGTTTAAGTGGTTCTTCGACTATAATAAGGGTATCCTTGAAAGCACACGATTAACGAGAGAGTTTCTCGGACTGACGGGTGACAACTTAAAGGCTATGCGTGACGAGATACAAGCCACAGCAGACACCTATGGCAAAGATTATAAGGAGGTGCTGGAGGCTGTCGACGTGCTAACCTCTCAATACGGCTATGATGCAGGGCAGGCATTAAAGATTATCAACGAGGGTTTCCAGAGTGGTGCAGACCTCAACGGCGATATGATTGCTAAGATTAAGCAGTATGCGCCAGCCTTCCACGATGCCAGCATTGGAGGAAAGGAACTTGTAGCTACTATTCAGCAGACACGTAGCGGTATCTTCTCAGATGATGGTCTTGCACTGATACAGATGGGTAGCAAGAAGATACGTGAGATGTCAGACAAGACAGCAGCAGCACTTGAGGGTATCGGTATCAGTTCGAAGAAGGTACAGCAGGACTTGGTTAACGGTTCAATGTCTACGATGGACGTTATTAAGATGGTCAGCACCAAATTAAAGGAGGTACCGCAAAACTCTAAAGAGGTAGGAGAGGTTCTCAAGGATGTGTTCGGTAAGCAGGGTGCGAACGCTGGCTTGAAGATGATAGAGCAGCTTGATACAATGAACGTTGACCTTGAGAAGCTAAAGGACACCACTGGCAAGTATGGACAGAGCATGGATAATCAGCGAGCAGCTAATGCAGAGTTGAATAAGACGTTAGCCGCAATGTTCGATATGAGCGATAAGGGCTTTGGCTCTATGTTGGCAGGCGTAAAGCTTCTTACTACTCAAGGTATCACAAAGCTACTCAAGGGTGTTATCGAGGTGATTAATTACTTCATAGACCTATATAATGAAAGTATGCTTGTACGTGCTGGTGTGCAGGCTATCGTGGTAAACTTCAAGAGTGCTTGGAACGTCATAAAATTAGTGTTTAATCTCATTATAGATGGAGCAAAGAGTGTCGGAAGACAGCTAAAGGGACTTGCGCAGATAGTAGAGGGTATCGTAACACTTTCATTCGATAAGATTAAAGAGGGTTTCTCTACGATTGGCGGTGGCTTCGTAAAGACATTTAAAGAGGGTTTTGGTGATATTAAGGCTTTCGGAAAGGAACAAGCAAATACCTATCTCGATGCGTTCAACAGCACGATAAAGAATAAGAAGGTAGCGCATATAGACTTAGCTAAGTATAAAGGAGAAGACAAGCAGCCCGACCATATGAACACCAATGGTTCAAGTGAATGGAAAGGCAAAGGTGATGGAGGAAAGAAAAAGAAAGAGAAGAAAGCCAAAAGCAGTAAGGCAAAGGGCATGACAGCCGAGCAGATGGCAAAGAAAGAGATGGACGAGATACGTAAGGCGGAAGACCTGCTCGCACAACTCATAGAACAGACAGCCGAACAGAGAAGAAAAGCTATCGCTGTTCAATATGATAGACAGATAGAGGACTTAAAGGTACGGCTTGCGACCGAGAAGGGGTTAACGGCAACTGCTAAGAAGGCTATCACCTCTCAGATACTTGCACTTGAAAAAATCAAGGAAAAGAAACTAAGTGAGTTTGATTTAACCGTTAAGGACGAGGCAATCAAGCGTGAGCAGACATATATTCAGAATATGCTCTCTTCTATCGAGAAAGGCTCTAAGGAGGAGTACGATTTAAAGGTTAAGAATATCGAGAATGCCCGACAGTTAGAGATTGACGCTATCAAGCAGATGGTACTCACTGAGGAGGAAAAGGCGAAGCAGCTTAAAGCAGTTAATGCTAAGTACTACAAGGAGGAGGAAGAGGCGTATAAGGAGTATAACGACAAGGTTCGTGACGAGCAAGAAAAAGCTATCGCTAAAAGATTTGAGACAAAGATTTTAGAGGCAGAGAATGAAGGGCTAAGAAACGGAACCGATACGGAATTACAAAGATTACGCCTAAAATCAGAAGAGATGCAGGCTATCTACAATGAAATGTATCAAAGGATAGGCGAATCTGATGAAGACTTCTATAGAAGGAAACTTGAGGCAGAAAATAGATATCTTAAATCAAAAGAAGAGGTAAGCGATAAAGAAAAAAGAATTGAAGAAGAAAAAACTCAAAGTCTATTAAAGGTTAAGCAAGCCAGCATAGACATGATAGAAATGTTCGGAGAAAGAAGCCGAGCTTTTGCTAAAGCAGCTAAAATAATTGCACTTGGCGAGATTGCCGTTAACACTGGTGTTGCAATAGCAGAGGGTATTAAGCAGTCACAGAAAGCTGGACCATTCCCTGCTAATATTGTTGCAATAGCTACCACAGTAGCACAGGTCATGGCAGGTATCACATCAGCGATTAAGACAGTGAAGTCTGCCAAGTTCGCACGTGGTGGTGACGTAGTAGGACCAGGCACAGATACGAGCGATAGCATACCAGCGCATCTCTCTAATGGCGAGAGTGTACTAACAGCGCCAGCAACGAGAATGTTTGCCCCTGCCCTATCAGCGTTTAATCAGATTGGTGGCGGTGTGCCTATCATGGGACAAGGCGGACACTCACAGCAGATTGGCGAGGAGTTCTTGGCGAGAGCCGTTGCGAGGGGTATGGCGATGATGCCACGCCCAGTGGTAAGCGTAGAAGAGATTAACAGCACTAATAATAGGGTTGAGGTAATAGAAAGATTAGCAACGATAAAATAAAAGACAATACTATGACGCAATTTGAGTTGATGAGAACAGCAGAAAGTCTGCTACGAGTGATGAACGACAATAATGTCGACGTATCGGATATTAAGTATATGAAGATGTACAACGATTATATACGACTAAAAGAAGAAGGTCATAAGGTCGGATATATCGTGTACTATCTCAGTGAGCAGTACGGATGCGGAGAAACAACCGTGTACCGAGTAGTTAAGAGAATGGAGAAACGAATAGTTTAAGTTGTGTTTCATACGATTGTGTGAGGGTGGCTGCCTGCGAGGGCGGTCGCCCTTCTTTTTATTCCTTTCACGCTGTGAAAGTGGAGAACGAACCCTTATAAAGGTTTTCTTTATTTTTATAAAGTACCTTTGTAACATAACTAATAACGAATATGGCAGTATTAAAGATTTTCAATGATATACAAACCGAGAACGAAAAGAATTATAGTAAGTTTTTCGGTGAGGCAGAAGGCATCTGTTACAAAGACGTGGATGAGTTCTGCGAGCAGATACCAGAGGATGATAATAAAATCGATGTACGCTTACATTGCAATGGTGGTTCATGTACAGAGGGTTGGGCGATTTATGACCGCTTACGTGCCACTGGTAAGGAGATTACTTGTACAGTAGAGGGTAACGCCGCTTCAATGGCTACAGTTATCTTGATGGCAGCACCGAAGGAGCGTCGTAAAGCTTATGCAAGTGCAGAGATATGCGTACATAATCCATGGATATCAAGTTGGGGACTTTCGGATATTGTTACAGCCGATGACTTGGATAAGGCGGCTAAGGACTTGCGAGATATACAAGAGAAGATGCTCAACCTATATGTAGAGCGTTGCGAGTGTGACAAGGACGAGATGCAGGCACTTATGAATGAAGATAAGTATATCGGTGTTAACGAGGCTATGCGTCTCGGATTGATTGGTGAGATAATTGCGCCAGCTTCAGCCAAGAAGCAAGGTGCCGTGTTTAACAATAAAACAAAAAGTAAAATGGCAAAGAAAGAGGAGAAAGTAGAGGTTAAAGCCTCTCTGATTGACCGTGCGCTGGCGAAGCTGGGTATCAAGAACCTTGATGAGCTTGCAAAGGGTATGGACTTATCCACAAGTGACGGGCAGATGCTCACTGTAGAGCGTGAAGAAGGTGAGCCTCAGGTAGGTGACAAGGCAAGCCCTGATGGCGAGTTCTTGATGCCTGATGGCAAGACTATTGTAGTCGCTGATGGTGTCATTACCGACATCAAGACAGATGCACAAGGTAACGAGGGTGAAGGCGGTGACGAGAACACCGATCGAATCGAGGAGTTGGAGAATGAAATCGAGGACTTGAAGAAGCATATTGAGGAGCTGACACAAGCTAAGAAAGATGCGGAAGCAAAGGCTAAGACTACCGACGAGTTGCGCATCCTTAACGCTGTTAAGATGGCAGGCGGCGAAAAGGCTCTCAGTCAGATTACATCTAACTACAAGCCACAGCAGCGCAAGCCAGAGGGTAAGAACGCACAGGCGAAAGCTGTCGAGCAGAAGTCTGCAATGCGTGCGGAGATTGAAGCACGACGGAACGGAACGTTCAAGAAGAAGTAAAACAAAGAGTGTATAACTAAAAGATTATAAGGAAATGACAAAGTTTTTGGAAAACATCACATTCAATAATGAGGATGTAAGAGACTTAAAAGAACTCATCCCTATGACCATTGAGCAGGATGAGGACTTCCAGCGATTCACCAAGCTTATGAAGGTACATAACGGTGACCCACTCGCCCTTATCGGAGAGATTAACGATATCGGTGTTAAGGGTGCGGGCTGTAACCCTACCTACAAGGAGATTGGTGTCAAGAACTCTCAGAAGCGTTGGGAACTCGGAGACTGGAGTACACCTATCAAGGTATGTTACGAGGACTTCAAGGGTACTGTAGGAGAATATTACCTCAAGGGTGGCACTGACATTCAGGACTTGACAAGCACGGAGATTATGAACGAGATTCTCCGCCCACGTCTTGAGCGTATGTTGAAGCGTCTTATCTGGCGTTATGGCTGGTTTGGCGACAAGGACGCAAAGGATATCGCGGGCGGTGGTGTTCTGACAACTGGAACAAACGTGGAGTTGTTCAACGTTACCGATGGTTTGTGGAAGAAAATCTTTGCAATCTGTACAGCTAAGGAAGCACAGCTAACCACTATCGAAGCTAACAAGAAGACCTCTTATGCAGACCAGAAGGCAGCTATCCTCAAGGAAGGTGTTGCGACTGGCATCATTGACGCTATACGTATGAATGCTGATGCTCGTATCACTGGAGATAGCGAGGCTGTCATCATGCTCTCACGTGGTCTTGCTGATGCTCTTGCGTATGACGTGAAGAGAACCTACAAGCAGATTATGCCTTGGAATACTATCTTCGACGGTCTCGACATTGCCGAGTATGACGGTGTGAAGGTAGCACGTGTGAACGTTTGGGATAGCATTATCAACAGCTACGAGAACACAGGTACCAAGTGGAACAAGCCATACCGTGCGGTATATGCTAACATCAATCAGTTACGTGTTGCTACAGATGCGGATGGTCTGCTGAGTAACCTTGATATCTTCTTCGACAAGAAGGAGCGTAGCAACTTCATTTACGCTGCTGGTCGTATCGGTACAAACGTCGTTGAGGACGATATGGTCCACGCTGCTTACTAATAGGAGGACAGAATTATGGCAGGAATTTGCGAATCAATCATCGCCAAGAGTATTGAGGCGAACTGTGAGAACCCCTTAGTAAAGGGAATGGAGGCTGATGGTGTTATCATCAATCGTAATGATATTGACTTTTCACAGTCAGTATTCGACACGGACAGCAAAAACATCATCAAGCAGCTTATCTTGAAGACTGGCAAGAAGGGTTATTCTGTCGTTCAGATGGGAGCAACACCTTATACGGGTTTGAAGACTTCCCTTGCAACAGGTAAGTATCGTAATACTTTCAACAACGAAATCCCTATTGCGGTGCTTGACAACAGTCCAGAGGTGGCACAAAACATCATTGATGGACTTGCTAATGGTACATTCGTTCTTGTGTTGCGTAATGCTCACAAGGGCGAGAATGGCAAGGCGGAATATCAGGTGTACGGCTACTATCAGGGCTTGCACTCTACGGAAATCGTGAACGAGAAGTATAGCGACGACACAGATGGCGGTTGGCTTGTCACTCTCAAGGAAGAGAATGCGCCAAAATCTGCGCTGTTCTACTTTAATACGGATGCCAAAACTACTGAAACACAGTACAAGGCATTGCTTACTGAAACTCACGCATGACAGTAGAAGAAGCATATACTAAGATTGAGGAACTGAAGGGGCGTTATGATAGTCCCTTCAGCAACTCTGACAAAGAGAGTATTGAAGAACTCTATTACGAGGTGCTGGGTAAGACCTTTGTACCGACATCATGCCAGCAGTGCTATCATGATGCTCTGATAGAGGTTTATGTTTATCTTAAGAAGAACGGAAAGATGGCTGAAAAGTGTAATTATAGATTGAAGGCAGGAGCTATCATTTGCTGCCCTAACTTCAATAATGGAGAAGTGTATTCTAATGACAATCTCACGGACGAGGTTGCATCTGAATACTTAGAACAGTACCCCGAGCAGCTGGAGTTGTTCCAGCAGTTACCTTCTGAGGACGACAACACCAACGACGATGGTAGCGTGACAGAGAACGAGGACGACAACACCAAGAAGAAAGGTAAGTAATCAATAGGAAGGGCGAAGATGAACGTAAAAACGGCAAAAAAGCCAGACACACGTGTAGAGGTTAAGTACAAACAGAACTTTCACCTACAGAGCTATGGAGAAGATAATCTCTATCCACAGAACTTGATGGCTATTACAAGCGCATCAGGAACAGCACAGCTATGTCTTGACAGATATAAGAAGTTCATTGAGGGTTTTGGTTTCAATGATGAAAATCTGTCTGCTTGGAAGGTGAACAGATATGGTGACACGATGGACGATTTACTTCGCCAAGTGTCTGATGATGTTGCACGCTTCGGAGGCTTCGCTCTTCATATTAACTATAATGTTCTTGGTCAGGTGGCTGAGGTTAACTTCATGCCATTTGAGCAGTGCCGATTAGAGGAGACGGACGATGCTGGTGTGGTATCGCATATCTTGCAGCACGTCGATTGGAAGGGAAAGAGAACGAAGAACGGAAAGACAGAGTATCTTGATGATAAGCATATCAAGAAGTTCAATGTATTCAATCCCGATCCTATTGTCGTAATGAAAGAGATTGAGGACTGCGGAGATATTGATTGTTATAACGGTCAGGTTCTATGGGTATCAGTGGATGGAAAGTACCAATATCCAACACCAATATATGATGCTGCTATTACAGAAATTAGCACCGATGAGGGCTTAGGAAACATAAAGTACCGAAACGTTCGTAACAACTTCCTTGTAGCTTGTATGCTTGTCGCTAAGAAGGGAACACATATTGACGAAAACGGCAATACAGAGGAACGTCAGATGATTAGCGATGAGGACTTGACAGCATTTCAGGGAGACACTCGAGGCTCTAAGATACTCTATATAGAGTTAGAGAATGACGAGGATAAACCAGAGGTTGTTCCGTTCCCGACAAGGAACTTCGATAAAGAGTTTGCAACGACAGATGAGAGTGTCGTAGAGCGCATTTACGCACAATTCCATCAAGAGTTATTCTACTCTATCCGTATTGGCAAACTCGGTTTCTCTGGTAATGTGATGCAAGACGCTTATGGATATTACGCTGGCGAGGTTACGAACGAGCAACGCTTTATCGAGCGTGTGTTTAATAGCATTTTTGCTCATTGGTTCGATAAGACTATGCCGCAGAACTTCTCAATTCGTCCGCTAAAGTATGTAGCAGCGGAGAGCAATAACAAGAGTAATGGAGAGTAAACACATTCTTTCGGTCGAGCGGTTCAAGGAATTAGCAAGACCAACATCTAAGCATATTGATGAGGGCGATGTTATGACATTCGTCAGAGAGTGCGAAGAGATAAAGATTATACCGGCTATCGGTTTGGAGAGATTTAAGAAACTGCTTGACGAGCCAGAGGATAGCAGGAATAAAATTCTGATTGAAGGCGGAGAATATAACGATAAGTGCGGTAAGTTGAAACGATGTGTAGGCTTACAGACTACCGTAGCATATTTCGTCTACGCTCACATGGTGATGGTAGATGGAGGTATGTTAACACGTACAGGCTTAATGCAGCATAACGACAGTTACGCAAGTAGAGAGAATGATAAGAACAGAGTACGCTTATATGATGATGCTATGAACGCAGCAGAAACATACTTAAGCAGTTGTTTAGCCTATATCAAGGCAACAGAGAAAGAAGATATAAACCCTGTAAGGGGTACAAGAATAAGGTTTCATGCTATAGGAGAATAAATTAAATGTCTAAGGTTGAAGAATTGCGCCAGCTGGCGAGAGTGATAAAAAATGAGACTGCTATCGGTGGTAACACTGCCGAGCGTGTCGGTAGTGCCTTCGAGGGTGTCGCAGATGCTATCGAGGGTATCGATCAGATTAATGAAATGGAAAAGGCTGTCGATGCCGTCAAGGAGAAGTTGAATGCGAGTAAGCAGGCTATTGAGCAAGCGGTTGCAGCCCTTCCTATTGCGCAGGAGCTGGGGGATAGTGCAATATCTGTGATGTCGCAGGCAGCAGTTAAGAAAGCAATCGAGAATGTTAAGATACCCGATAGTCTTACAAAGGATGTATCGGTGTTAAAGGAACTGGATAACAGCTTTTCTGTGTTGACAGAAGATAAGTTTGTTGCATCGTCACAAGATACCGCTTACAACAATGGTTTTGCGTTTGAAATATACCGAAATCTATCGGAAGGAGTGGTTTTTGTTGTGGGTGTGAATTTTCATAAATCACATACTTCTGACAGAAAAGTTAAATTAGCTGTTTTCGATTACGAGAGGCAAAAGATTTTAGAAATTACTGAGCACAATGTACCTGCTAATCAAGAGAAAATAGATGTTTTTTTATCCTTGTCTCCAAAGCAGGGTCTTATGTTTTATGACCCTGTGATTAGTTATCCGTATGACTTAAGAGGCTCTACGTACAATATATTCGGAACTGTCGGGTCTATCTTAAGTAAAGATAGCAAACTTGTATCCTTGAATACGGCAAAGATACAAGTTTCTACTATAGTTAAATCGCACGTAGATATAAATCGATTAAAGAAGTCTCCATGGGAAGGAAAGAAGATTGTAGTCGTTGGAGATTCTATTTCTGATAAATCTATTTACGAAGTTGGTCTATTTATGTCAGGAAAAGCCTTAGACCCACGCTCGTGGGTTGACGTAATGAAGGATGAGTTGGGTTGTGAAGTTGTTAATTACGGCTCTTCTGGACATTATATGCGACATAATGGTGGCGATGGTTTCTCTGCGACAGAGGCTGAACACACGGAAAGTGGAAAGTTGCCAAAGCGTCCACATTACGACACTGCGCTACTTGGTAATCTTGATGCTGACCTCTTTATCTTCGAATATGGAGTGAATGACGGAACTAATCTTGGAGCGGACCAGATGAATTCTCCTATTTCTGAAGACAATCGTAATAGCTATACCACTGGTATGAATTATGTGTTGTCGAAGTTGTTCGAGGCAAAGCCAAATGCAAGATGCGTCTTCGTATCGCATTGGGTGAATATTCGAGATGTTGATAAGCAGATAATTTCAGCACAAGAAGCTGTGGCGAAAAAATGGAATATTCCGTGTGTTAAGTGGGCAGAATTGTGCGGTTTCTCCAATGTAGCTTGCGTTAAGACTGCAACTATCAACGGAAAGCAAATCACATTTGACTCTCCTCAATCGACATATAGCATCATGACTATGAAGGGTGATGCAACGTCAGCTACTACTGGAGATATCTGTCATCCATTCAACGATGAAGCACGTGTGATACTTGGAAAAATTGTTGCAAGACAGATTAGTACGTTATATTAATTGAACGCAATATGGTAGAACTGATTTTAATTTTAGCACCTTTATTGAGGTTAGTAGTAGTAGCTTTTTTCGTTGTTTTCGTGGCAATGTCTATTGACTTACTTGTAGGATTGCATAAATCAAGACTTCGAGGAGAGAAAAGACGCTCGGATAGCTTGAAGCGAAGTGCATACAAGTTCGTACTTTACGAGGGCGGAATGTGTATTGCAGCATTGATTGACGTATGTTTCTTTCTTTGTCACGGCTTCCAGCTGTTCGGAGTAAGTGTTTTACATGGTGTTCCTGTAATGTCGTTTGTATTGGCGATATTCTTCTGTGCTGTTGAAGGATTATCGGTGCGAGAGAAGGCAGATGAGAAGATACATAGCGAACTAAGCAGGGCGGAAAGGCTCGCAAAGCATATCTTAACACGTGACGAATGGATAGAGCTGCTCACCGCTGCAATGACGAAGGTACAAGAGAATAACGACAAGGTAAGCCATAGCCCTTGGGGTGCTAAAAGAAAGGAGAATGAAGAATGAGAACGATTAAATATATAGCGGTTCATTGCACCGCAAGTCATCAGTCACAGACGATTGATGGCTTAAAGCAAGAATTCAAACGCAAGGGCTGGGTTAATCCAGGATATCATTATGTGGTATCTCCAGACGGTAAAATCACCCAGCTACTTGAAGAAGAAAAAGTGAGTAACGGTGTAAGAGGTTACAACTCAGTAACTATCAATGTCGCTTATATAGGCGGCATCGACAGAGTAGGAAAACCCATTGACAACCGTACAGACGAGCAGAAAGCAAGCCTGCGTTCTCTACTGAAGATGCTTCATAAGAAGTACCCTACAGCAGTTATTCAAGGACACAGGGACTTTTCGCCAGACTTGAATAAGGATGGAAAAATAACTCCTAACGAATGGATGAAGGTTTGCCCATGCTTTGACGTTAAAACAGAGTACGCTAACTTATAATATCAATAGAGATGGGAAAGAAAGTTTTAATGTTTTTCGTTGGTGTTCTTGCCCTGCTTGTGCTTGCAGGGTGTAGAACGCAAAAGATTGTGGAGGTAAGAACTATTCACGATAGCATCTTCCAGACACGTGACAGCATTGTAACAAGGTACGTGCAAGATAGTATCTCAGAACGTGAGAAAACAGTTATATTGACCAAGCACGATACTATTACAGGCATAGATACCGTTTTTGTCACACGTGAGTATTATAAGGACAGGTGGCGAGTGCGCACGGACACCATTCAGAAGGTAGTCTATAAGTATAAGAAGAATACCGATACTAAAGAGGTTAAAAAAGCACCTAAAGAAAAGAAAAAATGGTATCAGAAAAAGATTTCATTCGTTACCTTCGCTATTGCTGGTGTTGCGTGGTTAATTGGGTATCTATATATTAGGTTAAGACGATAGTTTATAGATGGTGTGGTACAGGAAGAGTATCACACCATCTTATTTTTATCAGTTTTCGTTTTTACGGCGTCCAATTCTTTTCTGTGGTAACTTATATACCTGCAAGATTATCGAGTATTTGACGGAAAGCAACGTCGGCATGCTTTCTCATTATCTTTAAGTAGTTAAATATCGGTCGGTTGTTCTTTACAGATTGTCCGATACAATACTCTAATACTTCGAGGCTAATACCGAGGTCGAAACCATGCTGAACAAATGATTTTCGTGCTGTATAATAGCATACTTTTCGGTAATCTTGTATATCGATATCCTTTGCGAGGCTCTTTATTGAGCGAGTGACATAGGCGAGAAAATTCTTATAAGAGAAATTATAACCGAAATCAAGCCTGCCAGTATTACGATTCATCCATTTACTAATTAGTTCCTTCGCCTCCGGCTGGAGAGTGAAAGAAATACGTTTATCGGATAGTTTCATGTTACGGGACTTATGTCGAGTATATTCAAGAACAGATACGCCCCGAAAATCTATCTCGAGAAGGTCTATAAGGTTGATGCCTCCGAGATAATAGGAGAGCATAAAGATGTCACGAGCAATCCTCTGTTTCTTTAATCGTGGTTGTGCGTCTCTGATAGCTCGCACATCTTCTACTGATATATCAAGCTCACGTTCTGGGTCTGCTGGTCGTTTCCAATATGTAAAGGGGTGTACGCTATAGGTTACGAGTTGCATTCTTATGGCACGATTAACGATTGTACGGGTCATTGAAAGGGTCATACTGATGTATGTTTGTGATACCCCTTTTCGTTTTAGCCAACGTTCGAACTCTGATATAGTAATAGTACTAATTTCAGAAAGGAAAACATCACCGCCTGTAAATTCAAAGAAGAGCCTCAACGAGTTTTGAAGCATGCCAGCATAAGAGCCACGTCCGTCCTCGATGAGTTCCTTCTGATATTGTTCTGATACTTGCTTAAATGTAACCTTTGAGGAATGAGTACGCATCGACTTTAGGAGGTCCCGAAGTTCCTTGCAGGTATAATCCTCAGGAGAGTCAATACGCTCTAATCTCTCTTCATAGTCATTGAGAAGATTACGGAGCTTAATATTAATTTCATGTGCGTTAGGAACTCTTACCACAATTCCGTTATCGAACTCTGAAAGAGCATTAACAGAATAAGGTGTAACGATGTAATGAGTTTCGGATCTGTGACCAATGGAAATACGAATCTTGTATGAACCATCTTTTGATTTTGTGTGCTTGAGCACTGCGAGTTTGATTGTTGCCAT